CGGCTCGCATAAATCGTGCGGCCGATGCGCGCGCGCTGGCCGCCGTCGGTGCCGTTGAAAGCCGCGATGATCGCGTTCTGCACCAGCTGCACGACGTTCGAAGGCAGGCCCGCGATGTTCGCGATCTGCACCGCGTACAGGATCGGAAGCGGATTGGCGATCTGATAGCTGACCTGGTACGCCGGGTACGGCGCGGTGTAGCCGTCGGTGTCATAGACGGTGACCGTCGTGCTGCCGTTGTAGTTGCAGCCCGGTCCCTTCTTCGTCCAGATGGCGTTCGCGATGTCCTGCGCGGCGCCGCCGGCGGCGCACACGTAGATCGAATTGGCTGCGACCAGGACACCGCCGATTGTCTGCGCGGTCGGCAGCGGGTTATCGACGACGTACGCGTCGATCACGTTCGCCACGTTGAGCACCGCGGCGCGCACCGAGGGCGGCGAGCCCTTCGAATTGAGCGCGACGGACGCGCGGCGCCGCGTCTCGAAGTCCGCGCGCGATTCCACCACGCTGCCCATGACGCCGTCGGCTGCGTTCGAGATCGTGTCCCAGCCCGGGATGGCCTGATAGATCTGGCTGAGCGAACCGGATGGGCACGCGATCGGGCCGGTGACGCTGCAGGCGAAGGTCAGCGTGATGCTGCCGGTCGAGGGGATGGTGCCCGCCTGTGTGCAGAGATAGACGTTCCCATCGGTCGCCTGAGCACGCGCGCCGACCGGGATCACGGTGCCAGCGAGCCCCGTGCAGGTGGCTGTGACGGTCGTCGGCTCGGCCGGGTTGCGCTCGATGAAGTAGATGCGGCCGATGCCGTCCTGAAAGCGGCCGGCGGACGTATCCGGATCGACACCGTTCACCACCGCGAGGATGTCATCGTTCTTCTTGCCGATGATCGCGCTCGTGCTCGAGGCCAACTGCCCTTGCGGCGCCGAGAGGTTCGTCGTGTTCAGCTTGCCGCCGAAAGCTCCGTTGATGTCAGCGAGCACGCCGTCGAGCACGTCGGACTCGTTGGGCACCACCGGCCCGCTCGACAGCCAGTTGATCGGCGGGACGCTTGATGTTTGAGTTGCCATTGCGACCTCAGAACGTGATCGGGATCGTGACGCCCGTGGACGTCGTGACTTGGATGGTGCCGGTGAGCGTGCGGCCAGCGAATGAGCTCAGCGTGCACACGGCTTTTGCGACCTCCGGCACCTTGAGCGCCTGCTTCTCGATGAGGGACTTCAAGAGCGCGGACGGTGGCGCCTGGCCGAGCACTTCTTGGAAGTACGGGATGCCGTCGGTCGTGTCGTACCAGCACTCGCCGAGAAACGTGCGCACGGAGCTGGCGACGTCTTGCGCAATCGCATACGGGTCGGACGCCATTGCGATGTTGCCCGCGGCGTCCGCGCACAGGTCCCACGTGGTTTGGTCGAGCAGAAGTGTGTTTGCCATGAGATCCCTCACTGCGGCGGGCCGCCGAGGCCCGAGCCGCCCGAGTTCGTGTGCTGGTGCGTGCTGCCGATGTCGTGACCGTTCGCGGTGACCGTGCCGAGGAACTGCGTGGCGCCGGTGATCACGGACGCGACGCCGCTCGCGATGCTGCCGGTCATGCCGGCGAGCCACGACAGCAGCCCCTGCACGATGACCGTGCCGCTGAAGCCGGATTGCGGCGAGTTCACGGTGAACGACGTCGATGCGTCGACCTGCACCTGCGGCGCGGCGATGCGCACCTTCGTGGGCGACACCAGCTCCATGCCGCCGCTGTAGAAGCGCACGTATTGCTGCGGCGTGCCGTTCAGGAAGCCGCCGATGTAGAGGCCGTCCGCCATGTCGAACTTGCGCTTCGAGCCGGGATTGGCCTTCGCCTTCGTGGCCTTGACGGAGGAGATGTCCCGGTCGCAGAAGACGGCCACGCCCACGTCACCGACCTTCGGATCCAGAATCACTGCGTCGGCGCCGCCCTGCAGCCGAAAGTACGGCAGCTGATGCACGACGCCGTGATCCACCGCGTTGTCGAAGCCGTCGAGCTGATTGACCAGTGGCTGCACATCGACGAAGCCCACCGGCGAGACGTCGCCCGCGTTTGTGACCGACACGACCTGAACGAGCTTCGCGGTGCTGATGCCGGCGAGCACCTGCCAGATCTGAAACTGATTGGCGTTGAACGGCGAGCCGCCGGACGTCGCGTCCGCGCTGCCGCGCATTCCGAATTGGTCATTGGACATAGTTCGGCACCGCGAGGATCTGCGTGAACCACTGCCCGTTCGGCGTCTCGCTTTGCAATGAGTGCTGCACCTGAAGCACCGTCCACTGCCCGCGCGCGACCTGCAGTGAGCTATCGACCTGCACCACGCCGCCCGGCTTGATGGCCGGGTTGAAGATCGTCGTGAGTGTGAGCCCGTTGCTGGCGAAGCTCGGATACCCGACCATGCCGGTCGCCGGCGAGATCAGCACGGCGTCGCCCTGGCGCGCGCTGTTCTTCGGCCAGATCGCGAGCGTGCCGCGGTCAATCGCATAGTAGATGTCGGCCGCGCGAGCGCACGCGCGAACTTGCGCGAGCGCAGTGCCCGGGAAGTACGGGTTCGAGAGCTGCACGTTCACGCCGTTGTTTTCGAACGCGAGGCCCATCGTCTCGGCTAGCGTCTGCATGATCGTGGCGACGTCCGCCGCGCCGGGATAGCTGAGCGCGCCCACGGGCTTCAGCGACGCCGCGAGGCCGCCTAGGCCCATGATGTTCAGCGGCACCTCAGGCGCGCCCTGGAACTCTGCCCACGCCTCCCAGATCGTGCCGCTGTAGACGGTCTGCATGCTCTCGTCGTCGCCGACCGCGACCAGCACCGAATTGTTGAACATGATGGCCGAGTTGATCGGTCCGACGGTCGTCAGCTGGTTCATGCGCTCGAGCGGCTGGCCGAAGATGCGCAGCTGCAACTGCGGCATCGCCTCGCCGCCGAAGACCTGAATGCCTGCGTGCACTCGCGCGCCGGTGATCGTCACCGTGTTCGCTCCCGAGTCACCGAACTGCCCGGTGCCCAGCGAGATCGTCACGTCGATGCGTTTGCGCGAGAGGGTCATAGATCGGACGCCTCGAGGTAGACGAGCTGATAGCGCGTGCCCAGTTCGTCATAGGTGGGATCGGACGTGCCCTGCGTGTCGAAGAACGAGAGGTCGCCGACGAAGCCGAGATGGGTATGGCGCACGAGCAGCGTGCGATCGCGCGCGGCGACACCGACCTTCACCGGCACGTTGTTCACGTAGAGGTCGAAATACACCCCTGTCGTCTTCTGGTACACCTTGATCTGGCAGTTCTGGTTGCCGAGCACGACCGAGAGCGGCTGCGACGGCACGGCCGAGAGAGCGATCGTCTTCATCAGATCACCCCTGCCAGCGGGCCATAGAGCGCGGCCGTCGATGCGCCGGGCGCCGCGGATTGCACCTGCCCTTGGTTCGTCGGATCGGCCGACGCGGGATTCTGGACGTTCGAGAACGACGCCTGCACGGTCACGCGTACCTCCTCGATGTGCAGGTCGACGTGCAGGAGCGTGGCGCCGTTGCGTTGCTCGCGCCGATAGTCGTAGCCGATGATGTTCGCGTTGAAATAGACGATCTCAGGCAGCACGATGGTGCACAGATCCAGCGAATCCTTCGCGTCCATGATGGCGTTCAGGAACTGCGACCGGCGCGGCTGATCGCCGCCGCAGGTCAGGCCCACGACTGCGCTGTAGGGCAGGCGCACCTTGTTGAACGATTCGAACAGGCCCTGCTCGATCGGGTAATCGGCCACGCGCGACTCAGCACGCATCTGCATTGAGCGCGTGCTGTCCGCAATCGCGACCGGCGCGCCGGACGGATCAAACACGCCCCACACAGGCCGCGCGAGTTGTAGCGCGAGTTGGCCAAGCCCAGCGTTGATCAGCAGCCCGTTGATGGACGCGCCGACCGTAGCGCCGACGAAGCGCTCGAGCGCGGGAACGCCCGGCAGGTCCGGGACGTCTGGGAAATCGGGAACGTCGACGAAGATGCTCATCAGCTGAGTCCCGTGTTGGCCTGCGGCACAGAGAACGAGAAGCGCGACGACATCTCACGACCGAAGTCCCGCACAATGCCCGCGGCGTCGGTTGCCTGTGTCTGGATATTGATCGGCCCGTTGATGTGCGTCTCGTTACTCGAGGTGCTCGTCGTGGTTGTGCTGCTCACGGGCGTGACGTCGCGCGCGCCGAGACCGGTGCCGGCGATCTGGGCGGCGTTGTTCCGGCCGATTGACGCATACAGATCGGCGGCCGCGCTGGCACGCTGCTGCGCCTCGCCTTCGACGTCGGCCGGGCGCTCGTAGAAGCGCGACGCGATCGCTCCGGCATCGAGCGCATTGGTCGCGGCGCGCAGGCGCCGGCCGGCGGCCTGCTCATTGCCCTGCGTCAGCTCATAGTTCGCGAACTGCAGCTGCTGCTCGAGCGTCGATTTCTGGATGTCGATGCCGAAGACCTTCTTGAACTCGGCTTGTCTGTCCGGATGCCACTGTCCGATACCGTAGGCCTT